GAGTATACCAGGATAAGATTTTTATACGGATATGAGGAGCAAAGCACCTATTCTTCAGCAGACTTTGTAAAAAGGCTGGTGAAATGGTACAAACGCAGAGGAATAACGGTGAAATGTATTCAGACCGACAATGGATTTGAGTTCACGAATCGTTTTTCTTCCAGCAAGAAAAACAGGCAGACGCTTTTTGAGGCGACATTAGAAAAGTTGGGAGTAAGGCATAAGCTTATACGTCCATATACTCCACGGCACAATGGCAAGGTTGAAAGAAGCCACCGTGAAGATCATATTTTATTCGATAAAATATCAATTTGTTATAACAAATGATAAATTATATGAAGAATAAATATAATGAAGACCCTTATATAGTCAGATTTTTTGAAACTACGGATTACTATGACCCTGAGGGTTTGTATAGAAGAGATACAAATGCTATATGTGGCATTGCAAAAATATATAATAACGGAACCACGGTTATTTTTGGCGATTTAAAAGTTGTTTTGGATAGATCGAAATATAACCAATAAAATTAATAATATTGAGTGTTCAAAGCCCCACTAAATCGGGGCTTTTTTCATACCATAAAGAAAGGACGGTGCCCTCATGACAGCACGGCAAAAGAAATTTGCAGAATACTATGCTCAGAGCGGCAACACCGTTCAGAGTGCTATAAAGGCAGGATACAGCGAGAAGTATGCGAAAGCTGACGCCTGCAAAATCCTAGATAATCCTAGTGTTGCGGAGTATATCCGTGTGCTGTCCGAGAAAGCTCAGGACGAGCGTATAATGACCGCAAAGGAGAGGCAGGCACTCTTGTCTGATATCGCTAAGGACGGCAAGAATGACCCTGCTGACCGTATCAGAGCCGTCGATACCCTCAATAAAATGACAGGAGAGTATGTGGCTAAGATACAGGCGGAGGTCAAGACCTCTGAAAAGCTTTCAGACGTTTTCGCTCAGATAGGCGGTGAGGGGCTTGACGAGTAAGTTTCCCCTTTCGCAGAAGTATATGGACTTCATCAACAGTGTTCGGGGTGTGTCTGCGGATTTTCTTGAGGGGACTACCGCAAGCGGCAAAACAACTGTGGGCGCAGGAATAAAGTTCATGCGTATGGTGTCGGCAAGCAGGAAAAAGCTTCACGTCATTGCCGCTAAGACTACGGGAAAGGCTGAGGAAACTATCATTCAGCAGGATAACGGCATTCTTGACCTGCACACTAATGCTCGGTACTTCGGCAACGGTGATAAAGACTACAAACTGCCGCATATCAAGTTTGAGGGCAAGATAATCTATGTTCTGGGATATGACAACAAGGATAAGTGGGAAATGGTGCTGGGCGCTCAGTTCGGCTGCGTGTATATCGACGAGATAAATACCGCTGATATCGAGTTTGTCCGTGAGATGTCTACCCGAAACGATTACCTTATGGCGACCCTCAACCCTGACGACCCCTCTCTGCCTGTGTACAAAGAGTTTGTCAACCGCTCACGTCCGTATCAGAAATACGCCTGTGACGTGCCTGCGGAGATAATGAAAGAGCTTACAGAAGAACCTGTACCCAATTGGCGGTACTGGTTCTTTACTTTTCGTGATAATCTTTCACTTACTGATGAGGATATCAAACGGAAAATGGCTGCCGCTCCGAAAGGCACAAAGCTGTATAAGAACAAGATACTCGGCTTGCGTGGACGTGCAACAGGGCTTGTGTTTGACCTGCAAAAGCGAAATATCTTGACAGCAGAGCAGGCGAAAGCTTTCAATTATGTGTACTTCTCAGCCGGGCTTGACACCGCTTACTCCCAATCCTCACCTGATACCATAGCGTTCACCTTTGTGGGCATAACGGCTGACAGAAAGTGCGTCACTCTTGACGAGGAAGTGTATAACAATCGTGACAGACAAGTGCCGCTCACACCTTCCGACATACCGAAAATATTCACGGCGTTCTTGGAGAAAAACCGCAGGACGTGGGGCTTTGCAAGAGATGTGTATATCGACAGTGCAGATCAGGCGACCATACTTGAATGTCAGAAGTTCGGACGGCTCACAGGCAGCATATATAATTTTATCCCGGCATTCAAGAAAACGAAAATAATCGACCGAATACACTTGCAGTCAGCTTGGCTGGCGGCAGGTGATTTTTATATCCTTGAGCATTGCAAGGAGTACGCAGGCGAGCTTAACATATACAGTTGGAAAGAGGATAAGGCTGAGCCTGAGGACGGCAACGACCACCTTATCAATTCCTGTCAGTATGCTTGGCTGCCGTATCGTGACAAGATAGGAAGTGTGAAGATTGACTAAATTCAGCATAGGAAGCAAGGTGAAAAATATGATAAGAAACTGGCTTGATATCCAGCCTGCACACGAATACAGCATAACTATAACAGAGAAAACAGGTTTTATGACAGATGTGATAAGGTCACAGCTTTGGTATCGTGGTGACGCCGCAGAGCTTTCACAGTTCTTTCGTCAGCTTAACTTAGGCACAAATTCATTCTGGAGCAGCGTCCCTGAGAATGAAAAGATACGCAAGATACATAGCGGTCTGCCTGCAATAATCGCCGATACGCTTTCATACATTGTCTATTCTGATATGGACGATATCAAGGTCACAGGGAACAAAGCAAAGGCTGATTTTGAGAATATTTCCGAGCATATAGACTTCACAGAGCTGACAGGCAAGGCAATAGTTACCGCCCTTGTTGACGGCGACGGAGCTTTCAAAATATCGGTGGATACTGAGCTTTCTGATACGCCAATAGTCGAGTTTATCGGTGCTGACAAAGTGGAGTATAACTTTGTACGAGGTCTGCTGAACGAGGTCGTTTTTCATTCTGTGCATTATGCAGGCACAAAGAAATTTCACCTTGAAGAGCATTACGGCAAGGGGTACATAGAAAGCCGTCTGTATGACGATAACGGTCACGAGGTCGGTTTGGACAACGTGCCTTGTCTTGCACAGATACCGCCCCGAACTGAGTTCGAGGGCGAGTATATAATGGCTGTGCCACTGAAATTCTTTTCATCACGGAAATACCCGAACAGAGGCAAGAGTATTTTTGACGGCGGTAAGTCTGATTGCTTTGACGCTTTGGACGAAGTGATCTCACAATGGTGGGACGCTATCAGAGCAGGCAGGGTAAAGCAGTATATCCCCGAAAGCATGATACCTAGAGATCCTGCAAGCGGTAAGCTTAAAGCGCCAAATCAGTTCGGCAACAGTTACATAAGCATTGACCAACCGCTTTCGGCAGAGGGTGCAGCGCCTAAGATAGAAGTAGTTCAGCCTGATATCAAGTATGAGGCGTTTGTGGCAAGCTATACAAATTGCCTGCTTATGTGTCTGCAAGGGCTTGTATCTCCTGCCACGCTGGGCATAGATGTTGGCAAAATGTCAAGTGCGGACGCTCAACGGGAGAAGAAAGACGTCACAGGCAACACCCGAAACACTATCACAACGGCTCTTGAAAAGGCTCTGCCGCAGCTTGTTTCTGCTGTGCTTATGACCTATGACAATATGCAGGGCAAAGCCCCTGAGACTTATGAGGTGACAGTTGACTTCGGCGAGTATGGTGCACCTGACTTTGACAGCAGAGTTGAAACTGTGGGCAAGGCAAGCACATATGGTATTATGTCAGTGAAACGCAGGTGGAGGAGCTGTGGGGCAGTTCTAAAGAGGACGATTGGAAAGCCGCAGAGGTCAAGCGGATAATGCAGGAAAAGGGGCTTACAGAGGGTGAGCCTACTGCGGTAGGTGATGAGTACGCTTAATTTTAAGGACATAGCCAAAATATTTGAGGAGATAGAGCTAAGGCTCATATCTTCACTGAAACGCAATCTCAAAAGGCACAAGGCGGAGGAGCAGCGTTACGGCTTTGAATGGTCTGCTTGGCAGGCTGAGAAACTGAAAAATATGGAGAACTTCCGCCGTGAAAACCTCGACATTATGAACGAGTACGTTGACGTTATCGACGACCAGACAAGACAGCTTATGACGGAGCAGTTTCAAGAGGGTCAGCAGCAGGCACAACGGAGCGTCCAGGAGCTTTCTGACGAGCCTATAACACCTATCCCCGACAAGCATTTCTTTGGCGTGAACGAAAAGAAAATGGCAAAGCTTATGGAAGACGTCACCACCCTTGAAAAGACCGCTGAAACAGCCGCTATGCGAATGACAGACGATATTTACAGGCAGACTTTGAATAGGGTACAGCTTGCAATGGGAACAGGTTCTATGACGCTTAACGAGGCTATCGACCTTGCCACAAAGGACTTTCTTGACAAGGGCATAAACTGTATCGTATACGCTGACGGCAAGCGAGTGAACATTGCCGACTATGTGCGAATGGCTCTTAGGACAACTTCCACAAGAGCAGCGTTGCAGGGTGCGGCGAAACGCTTTGCAGAGCTTGGCTATGATACTGTGCTTGTGTCACAGTATGGCGGCTGTTCAAAGACCTGTGAGCCCTGGCAAGGTCAAGTATACATTGATGATGTGTTCACAGTATGGGAGGGGGAAAAGGACGAGTTTCAAGGCAAGTCAAACTACTGCGGCGAGTGGTTTTGGCTGCTGTCATACGCCGTAAAGAACGGGCTTTTTCACCCGAATTGCCGTCACACAATGACGCAGTACATACACGGCAGAACGCAGATACCTGAGCCGATACCGGCGGAGAAGATAAAAGAGCAACGAGAGCTTGAGCAGAAACAGCGTGCAATGGAACGGAAGATACGCAAGTTCAAACGCTTTGCGGCAGGCACCTGCGACCCTGATACAGCAAAGGAATACCGCCGAAAACTCAGGCAGGCTCAGCAGGAATTAAAGGCGTTCGTTGAGGAGCATAATGAGGTGCTGCATAGGGATTATGACAAGGAGAAGTATTATGGCAGTGGTGTTGACAAAAACGTAAAAAGTGATATAATAAAAAACAATAAGTGTGAAATTACCCCTGACAAAATCAATAAGTTCTTTTTGAAACCGAATGCAAAACACTCAGAGGAATTTTTCAGTGTTGGCTATAAAACAACAGATTTTGAACTTCTTGACAAGGATTTAAAGGCTTGCTTTGATTATAGCAAAGCGGTCGATAAAGTTGTTTCTGATAGTGGCGTTGAAAGATTTAGTATATTTGCTGAGTTAGGAGTAAACGAAAAGAAACGTTTCAGAACAGTTTGGCAAAAAGATACTCCTGAGAGTATCCCACGCATTATAACTGCACATAGAGAGGATGAGCGATAATGTTTGAATTATATGACAAAGTAAAGATCAAGTCAAATAGCATAGTCGGAACTATTATTGACAAATCAAATATTAACGGCAAAACGAACTATGTTGTTGAAAGTGATACAAAAGGAACAACAGGTGGTTATGGTGGCGAATGGAAGCTGTATGACTGCAATGAAAATGAAATCGAAAAGATGTAAATAATTCTACCGCTCCGTTACGGCGAGGCGGTATTTTTATACCCAAAATCAGAAAGGACGGATATTATGGACGAAAAGGCAATAGAAATTGTGAAAGATTACATTGGAGAACATCTTGATAAATCAGATATAAAGCCTGATTTTGAAGTTTATACAGTATGGAAATGCAAGACATTGCAGAACTGGAAATACTTGCTTTCAAGTACTCTCTTTGACGGTATGTATTACGAGTTGACATATAACGGTGACAAGAAAGAATGGTATCTTGACGCATACAAGAAATTTGAGAACAAGGTCATTAGAGGATAATAGTTGTTCAAATATCGGAACTAAGCACCTTAACGGGTGCTTTTTTCATACACAAAATTAAGAAAGCGAGGTCAGAAAATGGACGAGAAAAAGAAACTCCCTGATGAGGAGGAGAAGAAAACTCCCGATACTCACGAGGAGAAAAAGGACGAGCCAAAGGCTGAGGAAAAGCCTGCGGACAAGGTAGATGAGAACTCTGCCGACAAGGAACAGCCTGCGTCGGACGATAGTCAGGCTGACGAGAACGGTGAGGGTGCTGATAAGCCTACGGAAGATAAGCAGGAACAGCCAAACAAGGATAAGCCCGACAAGCAGGACAGTGCAGAGAACACACTTGATGAAAAGGATCAGGAGATACTCAGGCTCAAAACTCAGATAGCCGCTATGCAGCTTGGTATCAAGCCCGACTGTATCGAGGATGCCGTTGCGGTGGCTGAAAGCTATGTGAGAAACGGCAGTCAGCAGGATATCAACGCCGCCCTTTCTGCGGTTGTGAAGAAGTATCCGGATATGAAAGGCGAGGGCGATAAAAAGTCCGACGGCAAAAAGCAGGGCGGTTTCAAGGTCGGTGCAGGATCTTCGGATACTGATGAAAAGAAGCCACAGAGCAAACCAACAGCGCAGAAACGCTGGAACAAATTCAAGTAAAAACAGGAGGAATGAATCATGCCAAATCTTAATTACGCAGAAGTATGGAATCCCGAACTCTTGGAGATAAGGATCCAGGAAACACTGTCAAGCCCGTTCATCACACAGAACGTTAGGTGGCTTGACGCAAAGACTTTCCACTTCACACAGATGTCAACATCAGGCTACAAGAGCCACAACAGAAACGGCGGCTGGAATACAGGTAAGTATGTTCAGACGGACGTGCCTTTCACACTCACACACGATCGTGACGTTGAGTTTCTTGTGGATAAGGCTGACGTTGACGAAACAAACTCCACAGCCTCTATCAAGAACATCTCTGAGGTGTTCGAGAAAACACAGTCAGCACCCGAAACTGACGCTCTGTTCTTCTCAAAGACAGCTCAGAGAGCGGCAGAGCTTGAGGGCTATCACTCATCAACAGCCGCTTCATCATACACAAAGGGTAACGTGTTCGACAAGCTCAAAGGCTTTCTTTCATCAGGCAAGCTGAGAAGATATAAGTCTAACGGCTCGCTCATTATGTATGTGACTTCCACAATTATGGACCTGCTGGAGCAGTCTGACAAGTTCACACGAAAGATAGAAATGACGCAGATCGCAGAGGGAGGACTTGGTCTTAGAACAAGAGTGACCGACATTGACGGTGTGCCGATCATGGAGGTCATTGATGATGAGCGTTTCTATGACCGCTTCAACTTTGACCCTGAGGACGGCGGCTTTGAGCCTTGCGCTGCAAGATATGTAAAGACCGCTGATACCGATATCGTGAGTGGCAAGGAGTATTACACCGAATCAAGCGGCTCTTACACTAAGGTATCAGGCACACCTAGCAAGTCTGCACTTGATACATATTATGAAAAGGTCGCAGGCTCACACAAGATAAACGTGCTTATCGCAACACCTGAGACCACAAAGATAGTACCTAAGATCAACAGCATTTACAGCTTTGCTCCGGGCGGACACACAGAGGGTGACGGCTGGCTCTATCAGAACAGAGCGTTCTCAGATGTTTTCACTTTCCCGAACGGCAAGGACGGAAAGATAGACAGCATTTACGCTGACGTTGACACAGCAGAGTACAGCGATTAAGGGGTGAGGGATATGTACCTCACCTCTACTGAGTTTTGCAATATCTGTCCTGAGTGTGATATCTCCGAAGAACAGTTCTCAGCTATACTGCAAAGGGCTGAAAGCGATATCGACACGTTGACTTTCAACCGCATAACAGCAGAGGGCATTGACAGCTTCACAGACTTTCAGAGAGAGCGTATAAAGCGTTCCACAGCCTTGCAGATGAAATTCATCTATGACAATTCGGAGCTGTTAGAAAGCCCTCTGAGCGCTTACAGCATAAGCGGAGTTTCAATGTCATTCGATAAGTCAAAGGTGGTATCTCTTGACGGCGTTATCACAACACGTCAGGTCTACAATGTGCTTATGCAGACAGGACTATGTTACAGGGGGCTGATGTGATGAAGTTTCCTCAGCTTGTACCTGAAAGGGTATGCAAAACGCCCTGTAAGGTCTATCGAACGGACGGACTTAATCGTGACGGCTCAAAGAAGCAGACGGTCATATTTGAGGGCAAATGCTTTCACTCTGAGAAGTCAAGGCAGAAATTATCCGCAGAGAAACAGCTTATAACCTTGTCAGGCGAGGCTCTTTTCTGCGGTGATATAGCCCCCGATAACGCTGTTATAGAGGGCTATGCGGTCATAGGCGGCAGGACGTACAAGATATATGGCTCTGAGAAAGCCAAAGACCCTGACGGCAGGGTGAATTACACAAGATTGGAGCTGATATAGTGGGCATTGAAATAAAGCTTGATATGCAGGCGATAAAGGCTATCGAGGACGCCGCTGTGAAGTCCGCTGAGGTGGCTATGGAGCAGGTGAGGACAGACCTTGTAAGTGCTCAGACAATGCCGTTCGATACAGGCGATATGCAGAATAATCAGACCTTTGTCCACGCTGACGAAAGCGGTGCAAGTCTTGTGACAGGCTCTCCGCAGGCAAGACGTTTGTACTATCACCCTGAGTATCATTTTCAGAAAGGCAATAACCCTAACGCAGGTGCGGCTTGGCTTGAACCATATATCACAGGCAGTAAAAAGGACCTTGCCAAGAATGAGTTTGTGGCAGAGTTCAAAAAGAGGACAGGCGTATGACTTTACTTAACATAGCGGATATGCTGAGCGACATCCTTGACTTGCAGGACGTGTATGCAGGCACTATTGACGGCAACCTTGATAAGTGCATAGGCGTGTACAACGCAAAGACCTCAAAGCCGCAGCGTATCTGCATAGGCGGAAAAGCCTGCACAAAAACACTTGAAAAACATATCTCGGTGCTTATTCACTGGACTGATACTCCCACGCAGGCAGAGATAAAGGCACAAAGCGTTCTTGATATCCTATCCGATATACGTCAGTATAATGGTGACGGATTTACGGTAAAGTATCTCGAATGCAAAGAGCCTGTTTCTGTTGGCAGGGACGAGCGAGGCGTGTGTGAATATGTTATCGAGGCAACAGTATATTACGAAAGGAATGAATGAGTATGGCAAACACAACAGGAGTTTATCCCGTATATGAAAACCAGTTCAAGATAGACAAGACAGGCGGTGACGGCTCGACAGAGGGCAATCTTGTGACTATTGCCGATATGGAGAGCTTTTCAGTATCCATTGACGGCAATATCGAGGAGTGGAAGCCTTTTGATCAGCAGGGGTGGACAAGACGTTTGCTCACTGGTAAGTCTATCACTATCAGTATCTCAGGCAAGAGAAACGTCGGTGACGCAGGCAATGACTACATCGAGAGCCTTGCACTCAAAACAGGTGCTGCGGCGACCACAACCCTTGTGTGGAACTTCCCAAGCGGAGCAAAGCTTGTTATCAAGGGCGTTGTCAGCGTAACAGAATGGGGCGGCGGAGATTCGACAGCAGTTGCGCCGCTTGCGTTCGACTTTGCTTCCGACGGCAAGCCTGAGTTTACAGAGGCGACAGCGTAAGAACACAGACAAAACAGGGGAGCGTTCAAAGCGCTCTCCTAATTTTATATATCAGAAAGGATAATAACTATGGCAAAGATGTATACACTCGACAGCAAGCTTCTTACAGGTACACCTGAGATAAGAGTAGGCGACAAGGTCTACCCTGTGGACGACAGGCAGAAAACTGTCAAGAAGATACTTGACATCTGCGACAAGAACGCTGAAAAGAAAGACCTTGATATGATAGACGAGGTTTTCAAGCTTGCGTTCGCACCAAAGGACTACAAGGAGATAGAGGGAATGAATATGCCTTGGGCGGCATATCAGCAGCTTTTCACTCTTGTTATCTCAGCGGTAACAGGCGAGGACGCAGAAAAGACAGAGGCTCGATTTCCGCAGGAAAACGCAGAGTAAGTTTGAAGAAAGCTGGTACGATCTTGACTATGACCGAGAGCTTATCATACAGTCCATTGCAAAGCAGTACAATATCCTGCCCTCAGAGCAGGAAAATCTGCATTACAGCGATTGGTACAGGCTCGTTGCAGGGCTTATGCACGATACGCCGCTGGGTCAGGTCGTTCGTATCAGGAGCGAGGACAACAAGGATATCATAAAAAATTTCGACAGGTATGAAAAGCAGATACGCTCAGAGTGGACGGCGTTCAGAAGTCAGAAAGCAAGAGAAACGTTCACGGAGCAGGACAAGCTTGAAACTGCGAGATACTTTGAAAGGCTGTTCAAGGGAATGTTCGGAAAGGCAGGTGATAAGTAATGGCAGACGGAGCAAGCGTTGGTGTTATATCTCTTGACCTTGTGATAAAAAACAAGGTGCAGGAGCAGCTTGACAAGATATCTGCAAGCATACAGAACGGCTTTTCAAAGCCAGTAGAACAGGCAGAGAAAGCTGTTGAGAACGCTATGGATAAGACCGCTAAAGCCATAGACGAGGGCTTTGGCAGTGCGTCGGAGATCGCTCAGAAAAGTATGCAGGAGGCTGTTGAAAAGGCAATGGCTGAGTATGATAAGCTGGGCAAAAAGGCGCAGGAAGCGGCAGGGCAGACAGATAATATCAAGCCTAAAACTGTTCAGGTGAACTATGACCCTGAGTATGACACTACAAAGGTCGAAGCTGAGGTCAATGAACTAACGGATAAGATAGTTCAGAAAATGCAGGACAAGACTAAATCAAGTTCTGCGAAGATAAGTCAGACAGCGGCGGAAACGGCAAACAAGTCAGCCGAAAGCGTTTCAGAGCAGACAACAAAAATGGACGATATTATTGCAGGCTTTGCTGAAAGTGCCGTGCAGAAAATAAAGACTGTTGCAGGCAGGATAAAAAGCGGTATCGGCTCAGCTGTCAGCTTTGCAGGCAAGGCGGTGAAGTCAACTCTCGGCGGAGCTTTTAGGACAATGCATTCGGCAGGCTCGAAGGCTGTTGACGCAGTTAAATCCAAATTCAGCAGGCTTAAAACAACTATCGACAGCACTTCAAAACCGCTGAGCAAGTTTACACATTCGCTCAAATCTGCGGCAAAAAGAGTGTTCTTAATGGCAGGCGTGCTTGTTTTGCTGAAAGGAATACGTTCCGCTGTTGCAAACGCTGTTTCAGGCAACGAAGAATTTGCCAAGTCCTTAAACGAGATTAAAGCAAACCTCACCATAGCTTTCACACCGATAATGAACACAGTTATGCCGTATCTCAATACGCTTATGACGGGCGTAGCGACGGCGACAAAAACTGTGGCAGCGTTTATCTCTGAGCTTTTCGGTACCACCTATCAGAAGTCCTTGCAGGCGACAAAGCAGGCGCAGAAATCAGCGGAGAAGATAAAGAAAACTCAGGACACTTACCTTGCGGACTTTGACGTTGTAAGAGTTGCACCGGATCAGAGCAAGTCCGATACAGACAGTTCAGAGGGCGGCATTGATTACTCAGCCATAAACGGCGACAACGTTCAGCTCCCTGATTGGGCGGAGCGTATGAAAGATGCCATTAAGTCGGGGGACTGGGCAGGAGTTGGCTCTCTTGTGGCTGAAAAGGTCAACGGAGCTTTCGCATACATCAACTGGGACGGTATTCAGAAAAAGCTGAATGGCTTTGTGGATAAGCTTACAGACGGTCTGAACAGCTTTATTAAAGGCGTTGATTGGACAGGTCTTGGAGACAGCTTCGGCGGCGGTATAAACACAATTTTTGGCGCAGGATACCGCTTTATGAAGAAGTTCGATTGGGCAGGCTTCGGCAAGGGTACGGCTAATTTTCTTAACGGCGGTATAAAGAAAACGAATTGGTCGCTTATCGGAAAGACCCTTGCTTCAAAATGGCAAGCTATCATCGACTATCTTTATTCGTTCGTTACCACCTTTGATTGGTCGGGCTTTGGCTCGTCCATAGGCACTTCGGTGAACGGCTGGTTTGATGAGATTGATTGGGGCAAGGCAGGAACGACTATCTCTGAGGGCGTAAAAGGTCTGCTTGATACGGCAATAAATTTCCTGCAAACTGTAAACTGGCAGGGCATAGGCGAAAAGCTGTGGACGTTCATTTCTACAATAGATTGGAGCGGTATTGCCACAAAGCTTTTCAAGGCCATAGGCTCAGCTATAGGCGGTGCGGTATCGGTGCTGTGGGGCTTTATCAAGGACGCTGTTTTCAGTATCCGTGACTACTTTACGGAGAAGATACAGGACTGTGGCGGTAATATCGTTGAGGGGCTTTTCACAGGTATCGTTGACGCTTTCAAGGGCATAGGCACTTGGCTTTATGACCATGTTCTTACACCATTTATTGAGGGTTTCAAGAACTGTTTTGGTATTCACAGCCCTAGTAAGGTCATGGCTGAAATGGGCGGATATATCATACAAGGTCTGTATAATGCCGTATCTGAGGGTATTGCAAAGATAAAGGAGATCTTCACAAAGCTTCTTAACGCTGTCAAGGGCGTTTTCAAAGGCATAGGCAAGTGGTTCAAAAAGACCTTTTCAGACGCTTTCGGAGGCGTAAAGACCATTCTCAACGGTATTATAATGTTCGTAAAAGGCATTTTCACAGGTAGCTGGAAGAAGGCTTGGCAGGGTGTAAAGAAGATCTTTAAAGGCGTGTGGGATACGCTTTACAGCGTTGTGAAAGCACCTATAAACCTAATTATCGGTGCAGTAAACAAAATGACCAGTGCTATTGAAAGTGCGGTCAACTGGATAATCGACGGCATTAACAGCCTGAGTTTTGATGTGCCTGATTGGGTGCCTGGCATAGGCGGAGAAACATTCGGCTTTGACCTTGACACAATAAGCATACCTGAGATACCAAAGCTTGCCACAGGCGGACTTGCCACAGCACCGACCCTTGCAATGGTGGGCGATAACAGGAACGCAAAGGCAGACCCTGAGGTAATTTCACCGCTGAGCAAACTGCAAGGTATGCTTGATAACGGCAAGCTTGACGAGGTGCTAAGGGTGCTGAACGCTATACTTGATTGGCTGAAAGCTTATGACCCTGTGTTCTTCGGAACAGTTGACAGCAAGGTGCTTTTCAAGTGTATGCAGGACAGCAACAATCAGTATAAACGTAAGACGGGAGTGAGTGCATTTTGACAGGAACATTGCTAAAGATAAACGGCGTGTGGGTGACAGACCCTGACCCTGGTAGCTGGAGCCCTGTAAACTGTTACGAGTGGACGGCAGGCTCAGGACGAGTGAATACAACAGGTCTGTTTGTGGGTGCAAGAAAGTTCTGCAAATACAAACTGCCCTGCAAGTGGACAATGCTTCCTGTCGCAGATTCAGCCGAGATACAATCCCTTATCGAGGACGGACCCGACTTTGCAGAGCTGGAGTTTTGGCACAATGGCAAGTATTATTCTATATCCGCCAACGCAAGCGACTATGTACCGCAGGGGCTTGTCAGACTTGACGGTGGTGAGTATTACAAGAGCTGTACTGTCACATTCGCAGAACGTTAGGAGGGCATATGTACACCATAGCAAGCAATGAGATAACAAGCAGGATAGAGAATTACAAAGCCTTGTGGGGTATGTGGATAGAGGACGCTCAGAGTGGAGAACCTGTGGCATATGACGGCATTCAGAACGTTCAGACGGACATTCAATCAACATCTCTGAGTGATGATATAGAGCTTGGAGCTGTCTGTTCTCAGAGTGTGACGGCGGAGCTTGTTGACGACGGGACTAAGTATCTTGGAAATGAGTATGTTTTCAGTTTGTATACAAAGGACGCAACTTCATCTGATATAAATGACGAAAAGATACCAATGGGGCGTTTCACCTGTGTGAAGTCGAAAAAGTCAGGCGGCAGTGTTCAGCTGACAATGGCGGATAGATTATATTTTTCCGACAAACCATATGTGCCGCATATCCCTATGCCAAACTGGAATAAAGCCGTCGAAGACGACATTTGCAGACAATTAGGCTTGCAAAACGGCAATGACTATACAGAGGTGCGGTTACTGCGTGACAAGAATGGCAGAAGGTTGATAGATAAGAACGGCAAGGTGCTGTACTCAAAGTATTTTTACTTCAAGGTCGGTTCCGTGCCCAAAGACGTGACCATGCGGCAAATGTTGTCCTATCTGACTTCTGTGCAAGGTCAGTTTGGGTATGTTGACAGGTATGGAAAGTACGTCCGAAAGTGGTATGGCAAACCGGTGAAAACGTTGGATAACAATACGATAGACCTGCCAACACTGTCAGAAAGGCAGAACGTTATCGTGGGCATTATCTGCAAGGTCGGTGAAGATGTAACGTTGTCGCTAGGCGTGACAGATACAACGCAAGGTCGAGTCTTGGAGTTTGAAAATCCGTACATGACCGAATCACTGCTGAAATCTCTGTGGCGCAGGATAGGTGGATTTTCGTGGTATACCACTGAGCTGTACCACAGACTTGGTGACCCACGTTTTGATATCGGGGACGTGGTGACCTACACCAACGGCACAGACAGCTATGACATACCGATAACGAATTTAGGATTTACCTTTGACGGCGGACTGAGTGCTGATATTTCGGCGGTAGGTTTGTCGGTAGAAGAACAGCTTTAAGGGGGTGAGATAATGGCTGATGAAAATGTGACATTGACACAAGATATCACAGAAAATGACTATCCTATGCAACACGCCGGGGAGGAAATTGATGAGATATTGATCCGAGCCGGCAAGATACACTATGGCACTGTGGAACACAAGATGACGGGAGCAAATGCGCTGATGCGGATACCGCTTGGACTGACCTTTACACCAAAGCAGGTAATAGCAACACTACGGCAGACAGACATACCAACACCATACAAGACGTTCTGCACCCACGTTAGTGGTTCGGGAAAGTCGTACTATCTGAACGTCTGCATGGGAGCTAATAACGGGTCAACAGTAAATGTCCCGACAGGAACGTACTATGTGGATTACATTGCGATAGAATAGAGGGGGATTAAATGACAATAACATTAAATGCAGATTATGACGTAACCCTAAGCACAGCCCTGCTGGGCTATGTGGGTGAAACGAATGCCCGTCCTGTGTCGGTCGAGGGCATGGAGATAGACGGTGCAGACCGCTATGTGCTGACTATCGACTATGGCGACGGCACTGTCTATGAGGTCGATATCACAGGCGGACAGTGGACACCTACGGCTGATATACTGCGGTCAGCGCAGACAGTCAGCTGTCAGATAGCGGCGACGAAGCTGTCAGGTGATGAATATGTGCTGGTGAAGAAATCACGCATGTTCAGATTGCGAATAGGTGCGGCTATAGGCGATAATGCAGTACCGTCACCAAGTGTGGCAACTGACGCACTAGACCGCATAGACGCCATAGGTAAACAGGCGCACGCAGATATGCAGACAGCCGTCACCGCCGCAGACACAGCTACTACAGCGGCAAATAACGCCACTAAATCTGCCACAAACGCAGGATTGTCAGCCGACACCGCAGAACAGGCGGCTGAACGTGCTGAGACCGCAAAGACAGCGGTTGAAACGTCCGCAACGCAGGCAGAAACCGCTATGCAGGGCGCAGAAACCGCACGTGCTGAGGCAGTTAAATCACAGAATAGTGCCAAGGTATCAGCAGTGCAAGCATCAACGGCAGCACAGCAGACCACAGCTGACAAAAACATTACAGCAGGCTATGCTAAAACCTCCAAGACTAATGCCGATAGCACAGCAGTGGATAGACAGGCTGTTCAGACTCTTGCAGAACAGGTAACAGCGGATAAGGCTAATGTAGCAGAAAACGCTACTAAGGTTGCGGAGGACAGGGCAGCCGCCGAAACTGCCGCACAGACAGCACAGGCGGTGGCTGATAGCCTTCCGGACGACTACACAACAGCGGTCGGAAAGATAGCTGAAAATACGGCAGAAATAGCTAACGTGAAGCTGACGGATAAAGAGTTACAACGTAGGGTAAACGCACTGTATGACTTGGGCAATGGTGTGACACATCAGTTTGAAACCGACAGCGAAACAGCGTATGCCAAGACAGTGCCTACAGGGGCGAAGTTGATGAGCGTGAAGTCTGTTGGTGGTAGGTCTATCGTGTTTAATCAGTTTGCGAAAAATAAACCATTCGATTCCAGAAATGGAATTACAACGTCAACGGACGGAAATTATTCAGTTCTGGACGGAACGGCAACCAATGCTATAACTGCGAAGGGATGGTGGGGTTTGAAATTGGACGAATTCTCGCCAACTAACGGACACAAATATTTGTTTTGTTCAAAAATTATCTCAGGAACCGTTAATCCTGCGAATGGATGCACAATCGGAACTGCAATCCAAAAACAGATTGTTGGAAAATCGTTCATATTTGAAATGTCGGATAAACATTGGGATAGCAATTGGCTATCGGCCATATATTCTGACAAGGATACAGTTTTTAACAAATTAAAAATTTCCGTCATGCTGATAGACCTCACCCTCATGTTCGGCTCAGGCAACGAACCTAGCACAGTGGAAGAATTCGAGAAAATATTCCCTAATGATTATTACCCATATAATGCAGGTGAGATTGTCAGTGCAGGCACGGAAGAGGTCGTTGTGGGTGATACCGCCCACCCTATCCCTGAAGCAATCCGCAATCTGCCTGGCTACGGCTGGTCAGCAGGAACGGTACGAAACTACGTTGATTATGAAAATAAACGATACGTTCAGTGTGTGAACAGCGTTGATTTGGGGACGGAAAACTGGCGGATGTACAAAGACGGTGACTACACCCCATTTTTCTATTTGAATGCAGTATCTGACATTCGTGGTGGCACATCAAATTTTCTGTGCCCGAAGTATCAGTATGTTAAGATTGGCGTTACTGATAGCGCATCTGGATTATATGTTTTGGAGAACACAACGGTGCGTGTGCGAGACACCGCCTACACCGATGTCGCCACATTTAAACAGGCAATGCAGGGTGTTATGCTATACTATGAACTAGCAACACCTATAATAACAGACATTTCAACCCTGGTTGACGACGATTTTCTGCGAAATCTAACAGTTGAAGCAGGCGGTTCAATCACGTTCAAAAACAGCAACGACAGCTATCGCATACCAGTGCCGTCGGAAGAAGAATATGTGGTCAAGCTGTCAGAGATAGGAGGTAGCGTATGACGGATTTGCAAAAGAAAATGGCTGAGAAGCTGGGGTTGACGAAAGATAATTTTGAAAAACCTACAGTAACTGAGCAGGACAAGATAATGGCACAAGTGCTATACACAGCTGCTATGACAGGCACGCTGATAGGTGAGGAGGGCGAGTGATGTATTACAGCATTATTAAACGTTTCTATGATCTGGGCGTGTATTCGCTGGCAAAGGTCAAAGATTTTGTCAAGGCAGGCGTTATTAGTCCGGAGCAGTTCAAAGAAATAACAAAGGAGGTATACCATGAAGCAGAAGTTAGCGAAACTCATTGACGTAAAGTCCATTGTAACGCTGTTCTTGACAGCGGTGTTCTGCGTGTTGGCACTTCGTCGCACGATCTCAGCAGAGCAGTTCATCACAGTGTTTACTGTGGTGATATCGTTCTACTTCGGCACGCAGTCGGCAAAGAAAGGCGGTGACGGCGAGTGACGGAAGCAATTATCGTTGCACTGATAACGGCGGCTTCAGCGGTAGTGTGTCAGATCGTCATAGCATCTAACAGCCGTAAGACTATGCAACAGGCGCAGTATGATAGCCAAAAACTCATTGAGTACAAGATAGACAAGTTGTCTGAGCGTGTGGATAAGCACAATTCCGTTATCGCTCGGACGTACAAGCTGGAACAGGATTATGCGGTGGTCGCTGAACAGATAAAGGTCGCAAACCACCGCATTGAAGATTTAGAAAGGAAGTAATTTTATGGGAAAGACATTTAAAGGCATTGACGTATCGCAGTTTCAGGGGAACATTGACTTTGGCAAAGTCAGAAAAAGCGGAGTTGAGTTCGTTATCATTCGTGCAGGCTTCGGCAAGTACGCTAATCAGAAAGACCCATATTTTGAGAAAAACTACAAGGCGGCAAAGGCGGCAGGGTTGAAAGTCGGTGCTTACTGGTACAGCTATGCGGCAACTGTTGTGGAAGCAAAGGCAGAGGCTCAGACCTGTATCAACGCTATCAAGGGCAAGACGTTTGAGTATCCGATATACTTTGACCTCGAGGAACGTTCACAGTTCGCAAAGGGCAGAGCATTTTGCAACAGCCTTGTCAAGACTTTCTGCAATGCACTTGAACATGCAGGCTACTGGGCAGGTATCTACATAAGCAGAAGTCCATTGCAGCAGTACATATCTGCCTACGTCGCTAAGAGATATGCTCTTTGGGTCGCTGAGTACGGCTCACGCTGTAACTACGGCGGCACTTATGGTATGTGGCAGTACAGCTCCACTGGAAGAGTCAGCGGTATCAGTGGCAATGTTGATATGGATATATGCTATATAGACTATCCTGCTAAGATAAAGGCGGCTGGCTTGAACGGTTTCAAGGCAACGTCGCAGTCAGCTGTTAAGCCGTCTGTAAAGTCCTTAGAGCCGTCCAAAACAAAGGCAGTAACTTACACGGTAAAGCGTGGTGACACCCTTTCTGCTATCGCTAAGCGGTACAAGACCACTGTTGCGAAGCTTGTCAAGGATAATGGCATCAAGAACGCTAACCTCATTTATGTGGGGCAGAAAATCAAAATCAAGTAGGTAGTAAGACAGCCGACAGGGATTATTCCTTGTCGGCTGTCTTTGTTATGAAGCACCAAAGCACTATGTTCTATTTCTGATAACTGCTGATTAAAACAACATCAACAATTTAGGAAAACTTTTTTGAAAAATCACTTGACAAAGTTAAATTGATGTGATATAATAGTATCATCGAAGGGAGGGCGTAAAAGATGTTGACAGAAATCGGCAAGTTTCTCAGAAGATATCGTATTGACAATGGTCTCCTACTTAAGGATATGGCTGGTAAAGTTGGAGTTACATCAGCCTACTTGTCTGCTGTTGAAAATGGCAAGAAACGACCAACCGAAGATTTAGTGGGTAAGATCATAAACGCTTACGATTTGGATTCGGAAAAGGCAACAGAGCTTAAGGAAGCTTATTTCCGGAGCGTAAACGAAATCTCAATTAGCACAGCAGGGTATTCGACCGAGCAAACAAATTTGGGACTTATCTTTGCACGGAAGATTGACTCGCTTACAAGTGATGAGATTAACAGTTTAATTAAAATTCTTGATAGTAAGAGGTGATCAGTATTGAGTCAATTCATCGCAAAACCGATGAGCACAGATGACATTTTACATTTGACCAACAGACTTCGCAGAAACTCAACTTATACGATCGTACATATTTTCCGATTGTTGAGTTCATAGAAACTGTGTTGCCTGAAATAGACCCAAAATTTTCGTATTTATATGTTGCTAAAAATGAGATGCCCGATACATACGCATATTTTGATAACGTAGCAAACAGTATTGTCGTCCGTGAAGATGTTTATGATAGAGCGTTAAATGGTAGTGGACGTGACAGGTTTACGTTGGCACACGAGCTAGGGCATTATGTTCTTCATAGTTCAGGTGTGCAGTTGTGTAGGAGTGACGGCGGACGTGTTGTTACATATTGTGATCCAGAATGGCAGGCTAACACATTTGCAAGCAAATTGCTTATGCCGGATCATCTGATATACACGCTGACACCGTCAGAAATTTCAAAAGAATTTGGCACGTCTTATCAGGCAGCAGAAATTGCTCTATATAAAGCAAAAAAAGCCAAGCTCGCAACTTGACTTTTCATACCACTTGCTATCGAAACTGTGTTTGTCAGCAATGTATTCTCAACAATTACATTATATCATAGTTCTTTCGAGTTTGCAAGGGGTTTTATAAACTTTTTTTGCAAAGGGGGAATGTCTATGTACATTTTCACGGCGTATATTACGTCGAAAGATGGACGCAGACTCTATGCTAAACAGTATGGCATGAAGGCGTTCCGTATCTGGATTGATGACGACATGGTAAAAAATTAATATAGACAGTATGTGAGCTGACAACATACTTCTGCAATAGTTTAAACAGCCGTCTCGGAGTGATCTGAGGCGGCTGATTTTGCGTACACGAATTATACACGATAAAGCTGAATTGTAAATATATGCTTGTGAAATGTGGAACAAATGAAATGGCTTAAATGACGTAAATGCGTGGTTTACAAACAATTTTATAAAGCAATAAAAAGCGGTGTAAAGTGGTGTATTTAATCTCTCCAT